CCGGCAAGAAAGTATCAAGGCTAACGTTTAATTTACGATTGAGAGGTTCGGGCGTATCCACCACTGAACCTGAATGGCTGAAATTGATTAAAGCGTGCGGATGGCAGTCTACGCCTCTGCAGTCGATTTCAATCGGAGCAGTAACCGCAGGGCCTTTTAAACACGGTGAAACTATTGTCGGCGGTACGTCCGGAGCAGTAGGACGCGTTGTTGTAGACACAGCGGACGGCACCACCACTCTCTATTTTGTTTCAGTGTCCGGGATCTTTCAGGACGCCGAGACTATTACAGGGTCTACTTCAGGAGCTTCGGCTGTAGCCGGTTCGGATCCATCGGAAGTCGGCAAAGAATTGAAACCGATTACAGACCCAGGCGGAGTACCTTCCCTTACCATGGCTACTTATGAAGACGGCGTTAAGAAAGTCTTAAAAGGCGCGCGCGGCAAGGTGAAGTTCAGCTTTAAAGTTGGTGAACCGGTTATGCTGGACTTTGATTTTTCGGGAGCGTATTTAAGCACGCAGGACGCGGGCCTTCTCTCATCGATAAACCATGAAACCACCAAACCCCCTGTTTTTCTCAATGCTTATCTCTGGCTTGACAATCTGCAGGCAAAGCTCAGTGAACTTGAGATTGATTGGGCAAACGCTTTGGCTGTCCGTGACGATGTAAACGAGCAGGCTGGGATACTCTCCTACGTCATCTCCGACAGAAAGCCGGTAGGTTCGCTTAATCCGGAAATGGTCAGCGTATCAAACCATGACTTCTTTGGTAAATGGTTTAACGGCGACGAGATGATTCTGAACTTTCAGGTCGGCGAGGTTTCCGGCAACAAGTTCTGGTTTTACGCGCCAAAGATACAATATTCAAAAGTCGCTGACGAAGACAGGGAAGGCATCGCAAGCGCCCGCGCGAGCTTCTCGTTAAACGGAACACTGGAGCCGGGTGACGATGAACTAACTATTTTGTGCCTGTAAAAAAAGGAGGTTTTTATGCTGACAGGAATAGATATAAACGCGACAAGGAAATATACTTCTAAGCTCGATCCTGATAAGGAAAATCCGACGGTGTTTCACATCGGCGTGCTGGATCCGGCTCTTCGGGCCGAGATTGACGATGATTCGTCAAGCTACGAGATGAGTTCCACCAACCCGAACGATAAAGCAAAGGTGCGGCTCAACTGGAACAAACGTCAGATATCGGCTATAAAGTTCGGACTTAAGGGTTTGGATAACTTCTTGGATCCGCAGACTAAAAAGCCTATTGAGCTGAGTTTCGAGACGATCAAGTATGCCGGGAAAATGCGGGATGCTGTGCCGGACAGAATTATTGCGATGTTCTCAAGCGAACTTAGACAGGAGATTGCAGAGGTGATATTGAATGAGTCTAAGTTGTCGGAGGGCGAACAAAAAAACTGATCGTGGCGGTTCATTTGGGCGGCCTTGCTGTGAACTGCCAGAGCTGTTTATCGGGGACAAGAGTGCAATGTGAGTTTGAGATTCCAGGACAAGAGACTTGGGAGCTAAACGGCGAAGAATATCAAGGATGCCCTTTTAAAATCGTCACGCGTCAAAGTGCGGATTTTATCAGGGCATTTAATTTTTATGAGCGCGGGTATCTGCCGAACATTGGCGGCTGGCTGGAACAACCGGCGAAAATGCTGGACGCGTTTGAAATTATCGCAAAGGAACTAAAGAAAATTGAATCTGAAAAGATGAGAAAAAGGAATTTATTCAGAAGATGAGCAATAAAGAATTATCCATAATTCTGAAACTGAAAGACGAAGCCAGCAAACGCCTTGAAGGCGTAAAAGGCAGTCTGCAGAGGTTTGCGAATACATGGAAGAAAAACTGGCTTGCTATTACCGCGGCGATTACAGCAAGTATTATGGCTCTCCACAAAGCGTGGGAGCTTATGGAACTTGGCGCCAAAGCCGAACAGCAAAAGCAGGCGTTTCAAAACCTTGCCGCGTCACTCGGCATGAGCGCGGACAAGATTATCGAAGACCTGCGCAGGATGTCCGGTGAGACTCTCTCCACTTCTCAGATTATGGAAAAAGCGTCGCAGGCAATGATTTTAGGAATCGATCCTACTAAACTGGCCAAGATGATGGAAATTTCCCGCGCCTCGGCCCGGGCATTCGGCAAAGACGTGGGCTTTATGTTTGAGAGCATTGCTGTCGGCGTCGGCCGTCAGTCAAAACTTATTCTTGATAACCTGGGGATCATAGTAAGCGCCGGAGACGCTTACGAGAAATACGCAAAGACGCTCGGAAAATCCGCCAAAGAATTAACCGAGACGGAACGAAAGCAGGCCTTCTTAAATGCTACTCTCGAAGCAGGAGAGCGGATCCTTGAAAAGATAGACATATCTACAATGACGAATCTTGAGAAAATGCAGAAGCTCAAAGCTGGATGGCAGGACATGGCTGAGAAAATCGGTCAGGCATTGTGGCTTGTTTTGGGATTCATTCAGGGATTCATGAACCAGATTATTTCAGGGTTCTTTACCCTGCTGGAAGTGGCAGGCACGGTTTTTCAGAAGATGCTGGTGCCGTTGATTAAGTTTTATGAAATTCTGGGCAAACTGCCCGGCCATATGGGCGAGACTTATAGACAGGCGGCCGAAAGCGTAAGGAAACTTTCAAACAGTATAGAGCAAAATAAAGAGGTCTTTGAATTAGCCGCTGTGGAAAGCGCCAAGGTTGCCATGGAGCAGTATGATCTGGTCTTTGCCAAGGTAAAAGACACAGGCGACAAGACCGCAGAGATTTTAAAGAACGTCGCCAAGCAGGTTGGCGAAAACGCTGAAGAAGTTGGGAAGCAGTTCAACGCTATGCACGAGCTTGTAAAGCAGACCGCGAGCAATATGCAGAACGCTTTCTCAAATCTTTTTTTCAAAGCGTTTACAGGCGAGCTTAGGAATGTTAAAGAAGTTTTTGCTGATTTCGGAAGAGCAATGCTTCAGACCATATCGCAGATACTTGCAAAAATAGTAATGATTAAACTGCTTACCGCTTTTGCTGGCGGTGCTGGCGGAAGCATATTCGGCGTGCCGGTTGGAAGCCTCTTTCATGAAGGCGGCATGGTAGGAAGACAGCGAAGGCGGTTTATTAAGGCTCATCAGGGCCTTGCGCCTGATGAAGTGCCGATCGTGGCGCAGACAGGCGAAGGCGTGTTGTCAAGACGCGGCATGAATGCCTTAGGCGGATCGGAAAACCTAAAATCATTAAACCGCGGCGAAGATGTTAAAGGCGGCGGCGTAACTATCAATGTTAATCAGGTTATTCAGGCATGGGACGCGCAGGATGTGTGGCGCAACCGCAAGATGCTGTCAAATGCAATCGCTGACGATATTTATAATAATGGAAAAATCAGATCGGTGATCAGGAGCTATACATGAGTGATTTTAATTTCAAACCCGACTTTGTTATAGAAGAAACCGTTGAATACAAGACGCTGATTTCAGAGTTTGAAAACGGCGTTGAACAGAGGCGGCGTAAATGGGAAAACCCTATCAGGAAGTGGTCCCTGCGGTTTAGGACAAGAACATTGTCTGAGATGAACGCTGTAAAAGATTTTTTCATCAGCAAGTATGGAGCGTTCGCCAGCTTCACCTGGACGAACCCGAATGATTCTTTGGAATATACCGTCCGGTTTGTTGACGACAGTTTTAAATTCGCTATGAAGTCGTATCAGATTTACGACTTTGAATTTAATTTTATAGAGGTGAAGTAATGCCGAGAGATATTGACCCGACATTCAAACAGGAAAAAGCCAAACAGGAAAACCGTCCGATATTCCTATACATAATCGAAGATTACGACGGGTCGAATGATTTGTATTTAGCTGGCTACGATGAAGATATTGTATATGATTCGGCGACCTACTCCCGCTTCCCTATTACGCATGAGTTTATCGGCGAAAACAATCAGGGGCAGATCGATCAGGTAAAGGTGAGGCTTGCGAACGTGTCGAGGCTCATTCAATTGTATTTAGAGCAGTACGATTTTAGAGGAAAAAAAGTTATTATCCGCACGGTTTGGGTAAATCAATTAGCTGATCCGGACGCGCATATTGACGACATTTTTTATATAGATAACTACACGGCGGATCAGACTAATGTTGAGTTTAGCTTAACAGGCAAGTTTGATGTTTTAGGTATGGATCTTCCCGCGCGCAGGTACGCGAGGAATTACTGCAGTTGGAAGTTTAAATCATCCGAGTGCGGATATACAGGAGCAGAAACAGAATGCGGCAAGACACAGCAAAGGTGCAAACAACTGAACAATTATCAGAGGTTCGGAGCTTTTCCTTCGGTGCCGACGAGACGAATATACATCATGTAGAAAAGTTGATCGTCGATAAGTACCTCGGTATTCCCTATTCACACAGGGGCCGGACATTGGAAGGCTTGGACTGCTGGGGATTTCTTAAACTGGTATACGCAGACTTAGGTTTTAAGTTGTTTGACATTGAAGATTTGGAATATGAGAAAGTTTGGGGACTTAGAGGCAAAGATTACTTTAGAGAGAATTACGAGAACGACTGGGAGAAAAGCGAGGATCCTCAAACTCTGGACGCCGTGTTGTTTTTAAATTCAAGAGGCATAGCGAACCATGCAGGAGTTATTTTTAAGAACAGAAAGTTTATCCACTGCCCCAGACAGGGAGTGGTGGTTTCAAGGCTTGATGATGAGGCGTGGAGCAAAAGAATAGAAGGTTTTTACCGCTTAAGGAAAAGAAGATGGTAACTGTACGGAACATAAAAAATCCTTTTAAATTAAACGAAGCTGAAACCGTTGAGGTTTCATATTCAAGGGATAAAACTCTGCGCGAATTCCTCGATCTCTCGGGATTCGACTATAAAGACAAACGGGTTATCGTTACCGGCAAAAGAGTCAAAGATCTTGACGCGCGGATTGAAAAAGGCGACGAGATTACTGTTATTCCTGAAGTCGAAGCCCCTGTTGTCGCGGTGATTTCAGTGATAATTTCAGCGGTATGGGCAGTGGCAGTCGCTCATCCGTTTTTGTTTACTTTTTTTATATTGTCTATCGGTTATTCCATATACCAATACATGAACCAGCCAAAAATGCCTGACTTCAATTTAGGATCAGGACCCAGAGGCGGGCTTGATGAAGGATCACCAACGTACGGCTGGGACGGCGTTCAGACGATTCAGGAAGTGGGCGTGCCGTTGGCAGTGGTTTACGGCGAGCATAAAATCGGCGGAAATATCATCAATCAGTTCCTATGGGAAGACGGTGATAAAAACTATTTGAACATCCTTTTGGCTTTATGCGAAGGCGAGATCGAGTCAATAGACGATATCGAGATTAACAACAATCCCAGCGTCAATTTTAGCGGAATAGACATGACTAAAAGATACGGCACGAATGTTCAGAGTTTAATACAGAACTTTGAGGATCTGCATAATATCTACCCTATTAGTGTAAACCTTACAAAAGACAATCCCTATGTTTACACAATGATTGATTCAGATGTTGAAGGTTTTGAGATTCACCTAAGGCTTAATAACGGTCTATATCAGCAGTCCGGGGGCGGCGGTATATCAAGCTGGAGCGTTACCTATAGGGTTGAATATAAACTGCATACGGACCCAACTTATATTGATTTGGGCGAAACCACTATCTCGGGCAAATCAAGATCGTCTGTTCGCAGGATCTTCCGCAAAGAAGGACTGGTCCCCGGGCAGTACGATATTCGGGTGACAAGGACTTCCGACGATTCGACGCTTGATCCTTTGAAGCAAGGCGATCTGATGTGGTTTCAGCTGGATGAGCTTAAGACAGATGATCTCATATATCCAAACACTGCTCTTTTGGGCCTTAAGCTTCTGGCTACGGATCAGCTATCGGGATCAATGCCTAATATAACATGCGTTGTTAAGGGCAAGCTGGTGACGGTTCCGGATATCCGCAACGCTGGCGCGCCGGTTGACTGGGATGATTATTACTGGGACGGCAGTGATTACAGACTGCTTTTGGATGATACTCTTCTGTCTTGGGACGGCATGACTTTTACAAACAAATACTGTGCTAATCCGGTGTGGTGTTTGAAAGATTTTATTACAAACGCGCGTTATGGTTTAGGCGAATTTATATCAAGCACTAATTTGGATAACGCGTCGCTTTTGGAAATGTCTCAATACTGCGAAGAGAAAGTTGCTGACGGCAAAGGCGGTTTTGAGAAACGCTTCAGGATGGACGTTGTTATTGATTCAAACACAAAAGCCCTGGATCTTTTAATTCAGTTATGCGCGACATTCAACGCTATGCCTGTATATTCAGCTGGCGGGATATCCTTTAAGATAGACAAACAGGCTAATCCGACACAGTTATTTGGTGTTGGGAATATAGTTAAGGACAGCTTTGCTCAAAGCTGGAAAACGTTAAAAGAGATCCCTAACGTCATTGAGATTCAGTTTATGGATAAGGATAAAGGATACCGCCAGGAGACTATTTCTTATATTGACGAAGACGCTTTGGCTCAAGGCGATCCCATGCGCAAGAGCCAAATCCGCCTCTTTACTACCCGCACAAGCTATGCGATACGAGCTGGCCGGTATGCTTTGAAGGTTGCAAAGTATATCGACCGTTCTGTTACCTTTAAAGCTGGAATTGACGCTATCGCCTGCCAGGCCGGAGATATCATTTCAATATCGCACGATGTTCCGCAGTGGGGGTTTTCGGGCCGGGTGCAGGCAGGATCAACCGCGACTTTGGTTAAACTTGACCGCACCATGGTAATTGAAGACGGTAAATCATACAAGATTCAGATCAGATTTTCCGATGATACTATTGAGGAGAAAAACATTACTTCCCCAACAGGCAGTTACACAGAGATTGAATGCGAGGCTTTTACGAATGCGCCTCAGGCTTTTGATGTGTATGCTGTCGGGGAGACAAACAAAATTAAGAAAGACTTCAGGGTGGTGTCAATCCAAAGAGAAGGAACGAACGAATGCCAGATACAGGCCTTAGAATACAACGAAAATGTGTACGACGATTCCGACATTATACTGCCGGATAATAATTATTCATCGCTTTCGGCGGAGATTCCCAATGTTGAGAATCTAAACATAACTGAAAGCCTTGTCAAAAAAGCTGACGGCACCATCGAAGACGCTATTGATGTCTGGTTTGATAAGCCGGACGCGGCATCTTATTATGTCAAATCTTATGCAAGGGCAAAGATATATATAAGCGATAACGGCGGAGCCAGCTGGGGCCTTAGAGGCGAGACTACAGGCACGCATTTTCAGATACTCGGCGACATT